GGAAATTAAAATGGATATTTGGGAAAATCAGGTTTCGGCTCAAATTGAAAACCGCATCGACATTGAGCTTCAATACACTCAGCACAAAAACATGGAAGACAATATCCGCCTTTATGAACAAAAAAATATTTATTTTTTGGGTGTTCGTGCAATAGAGAAAGCTATTAGTAAAGCTGAATATTTCGAAATCATGGAAATGGCTCAGCAAGATAAATTCGGGAATCATTTCATTGTTATTGACCAGCATTATGACTGGTTTTGGAATAAATATTTTAACTTTCGTGACAATGACAAACTTGAAAAAATCGGAAAGTCGTTGTTTGGAAAGTCTTGGAAAAAAGCACTTGCAGAGGCGTTAAAAGTAGATGAGCGCAGAATAACACACTGGCTTCAATGCACCAGACCTGTGCCAACTGGTGTTTGGAGTGATCTAAAAGCAATTGCAGATCAACGCAAGTCAGAAGTGCAAGACGCGATAGATATACTCACATTATCAGTAGAAGAATTAACAACAAAAGCAGCAAAGAAAGCCCTCAGCTAGAGGGTATCACCCATCACTTAAACTGATTATAAAAAGACTTGGCAAAGTCGATAAAAAGACATCAGGTGATGGCTTTCACAATAGCAGCGTGCCTGGCCTTGCAATCATTGTACTTATCCACCGTATCTACAGACCACAGCAAAACTGATTTTGCAGTACCATCACTCGGAGTTGTCAGGTTTTGGCACTGTGTCATCAAGTTCGCTGGATAGCTTGGTTTGACCAAGACTGATTGCTTTCCCAAGCTGCTGCAACCCACTATCGTCAAAGCACACATTACGATAAACAGGTCTTTCAACGATCTTTTGCACTGTATCTCTAACCGTTTGGATTTTGACTTGCTGAGTTGCTTTGAGTTGTTCATAGTCTGCACTCGCTTGGTTGGCTTTGTCGTTTGCTGTTTCAATTGCTTCTTTTTGGTCTGCTTTGTACTGCTTTAGCTCATCTTTGGCTTTGTTCACTTTGACTGCGCATTTAGCATCTGCACTATTTAATTTATTTGCTAAGCTATTGCTCTGCCATGTTTGAAATGCGCCATAAATCACAAGGACGATGATTAATGCCCAGCGTTTATTCGACAGCACCCACCAGAAGCAGGCACAAAAAAAATGCCAAATGGCGCGTATTATTGCAAGAGCTAAGATCATACAAACCCCTTATGTGCAGAGTTTAGTTTGGTATCATACTGATTGGATTTGTAGTTCGGCCCATTGTAACGAAAAGCAAAACCATCCCAATCCAGATTACGCAAATACTTGTCTAACCCATTTGTTTTTATGAATTTGCACATTGCTTCAAGCTGACTAGCTTCATCTTTATACATGGCATTGATGAATGCCTGGATTGATGTGTAACCCAAATCTTTCCAGTGATAGCCCATCACCTGCCCCAATCCCCATGATGCAGACTCTAATGCACTGGTTCGGTCATATTGTGATGCGGCATTTAATCGTCCATGTTGAGCAGATAGCAAGCCATAACCGCCAGCAGTGGTGTTGCATAGATCTGGACGTTCTTTCATGGCTTTAGTTGCAATGTTAGATTTTCCATTCGCAATCAATCGCTGCCGAAAGACATGGCGTTCAAAAAGAATGACTGGTGTGCCATCGGCATTAAATCCAGAGCCTTTGCATTCAACTTGCATGACTGCGCGGAGCGCTGCTACTGGCACGTTGATTGACTTGGCTGCATCATTGATTTGCTGTAGTGTTATTTTCTTGCTGTCCACTAATATTCCCCTGCTTGATTACACGTGCCACTTGACCAAAAACCAGCAAACCTAAGCCGATGTATTGCACAGTGCTTTGGTTCATATTTGGTAAATATTGTGCTGCGTTGTTATGCCACCAGTCCGCAACTGGCAGGCTGTAGAAAACAAGTAAACCACCCATGGCATTGAGTCGGATGCTCCACATTTTCCACCAATGTTTTGCGTTATCAATGAGTTTCATTATTTCATCCCAATTTTATCTTTGATGTATGAAGAAAACTTGATTGTTCCAATGAACCCAATAAAGCCACTGGCAAAGACACTAACCCCATGTGGAAGGTCTAGCCATGACAAAATTCCGTTAATGCCAAGTGCAAACAGCGCACACATCAAAGCCTCTAGCCAGTCCGATTTTCCATGCAGCTGTGCTGTTCGAAATAAAGCCATAAAGAAAGCCACAATCACCCCCACTACGGTTGCCCCATTTTGAGCAATCAGGTCGCCCAAGTTAGATAAGAAATGCTCCACGATTACCCCCAAAAATAGGAAAGGCCCACTGAATTGGGCAGAAGTTAGTTATTAATTAAAGGCTACAGATATAGCCAATACATGCGCCAAGCAACGTGGCCAGCGCATCATTTAAGTCAGGCGTGTGCTTATCTTTGTGGAAATGGTCGTAACACTCTTTCCCGATACCAACGATCAGAGCAGCAATAAGACCCACAACAGGATGAATAAAATGGAAAGCCATATAGATAAGCAGGCCAACGACAAAGTGAAGCAACTTGTCTTGCGGTATATCTAGCAAGAGATTCATAACAACTCCTGAATTTTTGGCAATAAAAAAGCACCCGAAGGTGCTGTTGTGATGGTGTTATTTTTATAGTGGGTAGGACGGCCAAACAATGTTGTTTGGAAATCCGCTCTGGGTTGGCACATCACGCAAAGCCTGACGGTATGTCATTAATGCCTTGTATTGATCAAGTGTTAGCGTTGTTGGTTCGCCTATTTCGGTTTGATCTCGATGGCGTTGAACAAGCCATTGCGTATCGTTGAGCAATTGATCTCGCTTGATACGAACGTCCACTGCTGGATCAGGCGCAATCGGTTCGGGCTGTATCTCGCTGTATGTTTCGTCAGGATTGCAATCAGCTTGAGACTCGACTGTACGCCAACCCTGTTTATCGTTTCGAATTGCATAACCCATTAGAGATTATCCTCCCAGCCTACTGCATTTAAATAGTTTGACGCAGAGTTGCTCGCCCAGTAAACATTCGATGTTTCAAGCATTATGAACGATGGTGAATCTGCATATGCGGAGTTTGTTCCCGCTGCGATCAATGTTGGTGTTGCTGTTAGTGATGTAATGGACCCGTAGGCGGTATTTGGTGCAACTATTGCTGAAGTATTTGCAATTACACCTAAAATAATCTCAACATGTGAGGCTGTTGGCGGCACAAAGTTACCCGTTGCGACCGCGACCCAAGTTGGAGCCGTTGCACTTCCTGCCACACCACTCGCCATTGCTAGCAGCGTCGGAACGTTACTTCCAGCCAGTGGCACATAACGGGATTTTCTCCCTTGTTGCAGTGTTTGCAATAGATACTTGCTTGAATCGGTACGAACCGCACCCACGCGCGCAAAGAATGTGTAGCCACTCGGCAATGTTGGTGCGGTTGCGCTCAAAGAGAATAAGGCGGCAGTTGTTTGTGTGGTTGGGTTATAGATCAAAAACAAATAGTACCAAGCTGATGCGGCAAGTGTTCCTGTGTCTAAACCATTTGCACCTACTGTATTGATATTCCCTGTCACGTTCACAGATTGTGCCAGATATGAATTTCCTGCTGAATTTTTCAATACTACTGAGTTTGCAGTAATCACAGAATTGTAGTTATTAATGCCGAGACTTGAGATTTTTAAACCGCTAAAGCTACCAGCAACGGATGCTTGTGCGGTTGCAATCCCTGTTGCAGGGTTTAATAGCACCCACTTGTCTAAGGTTGCATCGTATTGCAACTCAATCCAGTGCCCACCGCCCGCAATGTCGCCAGCAACCAATGCAGAACCAGCACCTTTAACAATTGTTTTTGCTGCAATTGTTCCGCTATTCGGTGTAAATGTTGGGGTGGTTGTAGTGTTTGCGGATGCTGCACGCAAGTATAGTGTTAATACACCATTGCCCGCGCTTGGTAGCGAAGTAATACCAGGATTATAAGAGCCTGCTAGTGCATCCGATGTGCCGCCTGCAACCGAGCTATTACACAAATTATTTTGTAGGCCGCCAACCAAAATACCGCTGTTCGGAATAAATGGTGCATTTGCATAAGCACTGATATTGCCAGCAACAACCGATGCTGCACCATACGCCACAGTGACCACATATAAACCCACATAACCACTGTCTGGGCTAGGTGTTGCTTGTGTTCCTGTTGTTGCTGCAACCCCTGCTTTGGATGTGACAATCACAGCACCTTTGCGTGTTGTGTATTGTGATGCGCCAGTATTATTCGGCCCACTCCATGCTTGTGATGGGTTTGAGCTGTTGTAATAAGGCAATGTCACACTATTTGCATCAGCATCCTGATAGGTTGCCTGAATTAGATAGTTGACTGAATAGCCAACCGTTGACGGCGCAGCAAGTGGAATAGCTATTGAGTCAAGTAAGATGCCCTGCTTTGTAATTTGATGCGATGTATCTGCTGCAAGAGAACTATAAGCATTGGTGTCCACATTGGCTGTCATGTAGATTTCACCTGGTGCAACATTCACTGCCATAGCTGCAGGTGATTGGGCTGTAACAGTCAAGCCATTCACAACAGTATTGGTGCCAAGTATTGCTGCTGATAGTTTTGCGAGTGCAATCATCACATTTTTATTTGTGTTGAGTAGATCGGTTTCCAGCGGAATCGCTCCCGCATAAACAGTCTGACGATCCATTTGTAACTCCAATAAAAAAACCACCTTTCGGTGGCTATGTTTAAAATTAATAATTAGCTTTTAATTTGCATCCAGATCGTGGTACCAAACGGCTTTACTGACTCCACGGCTGCGATTAAATCAGCATCTGTTAATCCAATCTGTGAAATAGAGGCGTAATCTGCACGTGATGCTTGTGAATAACCACCTGTGCTTGTTCCATAACCAGCAACGTATGGCAGACCCACGCTCGCTGATCGGTAAACGGTGACAAATGCCTGATACGGCATTGAAAGCGAGCCATAACACCCTGCAACCCCATAACCTGCCATGCCGCCATAATAGCCAACGTCAGAAGGTAACTGCGGTTCTGTAATTGTTGGATAGCGACCTGTCAAATCGTACAAAATCTTTGAAATGGCATTTCTTGTGCCACGTTCACGAAAGATATTGATCTGAATTCTGTTTCTAAAACTTGAATCCGTTAGATTTCCGCGTTGCAAGCTTGTGCCAAAAAAATCATAAGCAATCAGGTCAAGCCAGCCATCTGTCGCAGTTAGAATCCTTGTTTGAGCCTTGGCATATAAGTACAGAGAGAAACACCATGCTAGTGCCTGCGACATTCCCCAAAGCAATGCGTCTAATATTGGGCTATTGTCTCCAAACCAGCCATTGGGCAGCAGGCTTTTTATCCGTTTAAAAAAATCAGTTTGATCACCCTGCATATTAATTCACCGTGATTGTGCTTGATTTGATGACTTGTTTATTTGTGGCAGAAAGATCGGTTGTTGTGCCGTTTAGTGTTACTGCTGACACGTTCAACACATACGGACTGGCAGCATAAGCGATTGCGGCAAGTTGTGTGTATGGAAGCAGCTGACCGAGTGACAGGCTATTGATATAGCTTTGCACGGCCGCTTGAACCAAAGTGACTACACTGGAACGCACAGCCGATGGGTCAACAGTCAGCGTCATAACTACATTTGCAGTAACCACGATTGGCGCAAACACACCAAAAGTCACCGTAAACGGTCGCACTGCATCAATTGCATTGTAGGCAGATGACAAGAATGTGCTAGTTGGTGAACCTGTACCATCATCAACCACCGCATAGAAGTAACCGTTCTTCACATTGCCACTGTAGTCTTGGTTTTCTGTCAGTGTATAGCTAACTCCTTTTTGCATTGAAGTCAGCGCATAACCGATTGCTGCTTTGGTTGCTTTTGAAAGCGATGAAACCCATAAAACAAAACGTGCACGAAATGCGTCGTCAGTTTCAGCATCCGCACCACCTGTAAAATTGGCACCATTGCTCACTGTATCGATGTACTGAATACCACCTGTAATCACTGTCACCGTACCTGCTAAGGCATTGCTTGCGCTGCCTGCGGTACTTGCAAGCACACTTACATTGATGCTTACGATATTCGCTGCAACGGTATAACCAGCAAGGGGTGCGCTATAAGCTGGGTTTGTGGTATCTGCAACAACGGTATATTGCTGCGTACCATCTGTGGTTGTGACAACCGTTCCTACGGGAATGAACGCCTGATTTGTTGCGGTAAATCGTGAGAATGTGACAATCCCAGCAGCTTGAGAGGCTGACAGTCGATAAAAACTGTAATCAGCCATCCATGTATCTAAATCTGAGCCTGTGCAAGTTGCAGCTCTTGTGGTGACCAGTAGATTAACAATGAGTTGTTGAATCCACTGCACCACACCTGCATTTGCTTCAAACACTGAGCGAAGCAAACTGCCAATGGCCAAATCAACAAGCCCTGTTGCCCGCCCCTGCATTGCTGTCACTTGGTTTCTTACAATGGTGGCAAAATCAAGAATATTCAGTGCCATGATTACCTCGTAAGACTAAAAGAAAGGGTGGCAGGTTGACCAGATGGAGCGTCCGTGTAAGCAATTGATACTGTCACGCCATCCTGAATGGATTTTAAATCGATAGTTGGCGCAGGCTGGCTGGCAACACAATCTTCAAGCAACATCTGCCCCTTAATTAATGCTGTCCATTCGCCAACATTTAGGATTTCACCAACTTTTTGACCAAGCCCTGCACCGTATTCAGGATGAAAAATATAATCACCTGGATTGGTTAGCAAACGGCGCAAAACCCGCTGTTTACCGCGTTCAATGTCAGAAACAGGCATGAGGTCGCCTGCTGGTGAAGTGCTCAGGTCGCTGCCAATATAGTGATATAAATCTTTCATTAGACTGGCGCTCCTGTATTGCCACCACCTGTTTGAACGCCACTATGCGCATGTGTAGCGCCAATGTTTTTACCGTTGTGAGTAATGTTGCCGCCAGTAATTGCCATACCTGAACCACCTGACACATTCACACCCCCTTGACCTGTGATTTGTTGTGTTACTTGCAGGGTTTGATCCATTGCGACTGGGCCATGAAAAGTGTGTTTAGGTGCGGTATGAATTATTTCTTTTGCAGCTGCCACCTCCACAGTTCCATCATTATGAAACTTAAGAAAAGAGCCTGATTGATGAACTAGCCAAAACTCACCCGATGGCGGTGCGGGGCAACGATCTTCATCGTTATAAAATTGACCTGAAGCCATTCCAACCCCGATTTGCCCCGAGTCAAAATCAACCTTAATAACAGCACCAATCATAGGGCCAGCAGCAAAACCCCAACCATTTCCTACCCACGGCGTTTCTAGTGGAATCCATCCTGTTTCTTCGCCTGTTGGTTGTAGTTGAACTTTAACGCTGTAAGTTGATGGATCGTAAGCTGTAACCAGTCCTGAGCGTGTGCCGCTAAAACCGCTTTTTTGAGCGTGTGCTGCATGCATATTCAATGCATTAATCATTTGCATCATTAGCCAACTACCTCCAATAATGGGCTGCGGTTCTTTGCATGAATCGCCATTGTGTAGCCACCACTCCATGACAATGATCGACGAATCGAATCGCAGTAGTACTTTTGATCAAAAGGGCTGTCTGTTCCCTCAACTCGAATCATCATTTTTGAATTCAGGATATTGTCGCCACCTGTTGAGCAACTCATTTTCATCTCATGCTTTGAAATTTGCTGATACATGCTTTGGGCGAGACTGGCTGCTGCTTGAGGCGTTAATCCTTGTTTAATGACTCGATAAACTTGAGATTTTGCTCGAGCTGTTCCGGGCTTAGCGCTGGTTGAGCCTTTGGTTGGAAATGATGCGGTAAATTGCTTTTGACTCTTTTTTCTGATCTGCCAACTCATTACTTCAACAACCAAACCCTTGGTGATGCTCAAAGCTCGATTAAACTCAAGGTCATCCGACACATTGGCTTGTGGATACGCTAAAGTGCCTTTTGGTACATAGCGAATCACATACTGATCTGCTGTTTTTTCAGTTGGATCAGATGGCATTGGTTCAAAGTGCAGGTCGTAACCATCCACATAAACCCGATAATTGATGAACCCTGCGATATTGCACAATAAATCCCAGTCAGTTTGCTCGCCAGTCAAGTGAGCTACATCCGAGTTCATAAACTCACCAAAGCGCCACTTGTTAAATGGTGTCACAACTGGATTTAATCCGTGACTTTTAGCAATCATGGTTGCAATCTGACTTGGTGTGTAGTTTTTATAACTCTCACCTGCTGACTTATAGTCAATCATTAAGCCTGTGAAATCTCGACCATCCAATGTGATTTCAAATCGCCCAGGGTGATAATGCAGGTTGTTCACATGGCCCACGATTAACTGTTTTTCGTCCTTGCCTTTTGCTGTAGTAATACTCGCAAATAATGTGACAGTAATCTTCGTTTGCTCTGCCCACCACTGCATTAAACCCATGTCTTTTGGTAGTGCTGAGGATGCTAGCGTTAGAGAAAATTTATCCGCAGCATTCATTGCATTTTCATCAACATCAAAAGACACAAAAGGCACTTCAATGCCATTTAAAAGACAACGCCCGCTGATTTGGCGGGCGTTTGGTGTAACGATTGGGTTGTTCTTATCCATTTTTAGCTACTCGGATTACTTGGAATCACCAGCGTTTGAATACCTGTAATTTGCGGATCAGTAATCGCATTTGCTGACGCAATACTTGTCCATAATGACTGGTCACCGTAAATTTGACTCGAAAGGGTCATTAAGTTACCACCTGATTGAGTGACAGTTTTCACCCCATCCGCAGTCTGACCACTCCGTACATTTTTATCCAAGCGATAAAGCACGTTGCTCAACTGATACAGTGCTGGTAATCGGGTAACTGCATCCGCTTGTGAAAGTAGGTTATTCACCGTTTTGGCGATTGGATTACCGGGCAATAAACCACCAAGCGTCGTGATGCTTCTTGCTGTTGATTCAAGGTTTGAAATGGCATTATGTACAATTTGCTGTGCAGCAATGATCGGGCGAACAATAGTCTGCACTGTTTCTATTGTTGCGTGAGCAATATCCTTCACAGTGGCAACTGTCGTCTGAACCGTAGTTACGGCATTCGTTACGTCAGTCATATTGATTGTGCTGGATAAACCAAGCATTTCACCAACATCGCTGTTAATGAGCGCATCCAGCGAACCAAGCAGCGAATTGATACTAGACGGCGCATCATTGCGCTTAAGCACGGCGACTTCAATATGGTACGGGCGGCGATATTTAAACTCATAAGTTGGTGCAAACTCAGTTACCACAACATCAAAGCTAATGTCATCCAGTGTCAGTGTGACCACATTGCCAGTATCACGAATCTGCTCAAGTGCCTGCACCCGACTTGCTGACTCCGAGCCTGTGATAATCCCTGACCATCGAATCGGGTCGTACTCAACACCTAAAACATCAATGACACGCTTTCCGCCAATCATTTGGTGAATTACGGTTTTTTGTTTGCCGAGGATTTGAATTCTTTCAGGCACCTCAAAGTCTAAAAACTCAAAATCACCAAGGATGAGTCGTGTAGCAGATGGATCCATGCCTTGGGCAAAACCATTTAAAAAACTGAGTGCCGACATAGCTCACCTATTTTAGAAAGACGATGGGAAAGGCATACCTAGATATGGGTTTACACCAGTACTGGCGGGTAATTTGGAAGCAGCATTGGTTTGATGCACGGTAACAGCGCTGGCAATTTTCTTGCCATCCATTTCGATGCTGGTATGAACTTGGATAGGTTGTGAGTGCCTTGTAGCAACTGGTGCGACAGCATTTTTACCATCATTTGGGTGAAATTTGTCATAAATCCAAGTCCCCAAAGTTGCATTCTTATCGCCCGTTAGCTTTTGCACACCAGGATTAACAACGTGATTGTTAAGCCATGTTCCCGCCTGATAACCAGCATAAGCAGCGGCAAAGACCATAAACGCACTAGCAGCTTTCTGAAGCAATCCAAAAGATGTTGCAGCGCCTATAACCGATGTACTCATAGCTATCGTTGCAATACGTGCAGCAAGCAATCTAGCTGGCAAACCTATCAGTGCTCCACCAAGCAAAATAAAAGCACTGGTGGCCGCATGAATCATTAAGATCAATCCGCCTGCAATCAAGAAAGCTGATAACCCTGCCAGTGCTGCGACAAAAAACTTGACCTGAGTTTTGTTATGCTCGACATACTGGCCAACCCTATCTAGCCATGTTGCAAAACCCATCAAGCCTTTTGTTATTGTTGGTAGATAAACAGAACCAACCAGTGCTAATAAGTTTTTCCACGCCTCACCTGCTGCAATCTCAGCACCTTCTGGTGATTTTATGTAATTGCTATAGGCATCATGAAAACCCATTGATTTTTTGATGATATTGCTGTCTTTAGCGAATTTTTCTTCACTCAAGACAAGTGAACCAAGAAACTTTGATGTTCCGCGGTTAAAGTACTTTGTAATGATTTCTGAAACTTGCTCATTGGATAGGTTTTGCCCAAATACGCGCCTAATTGCTGGGGCCATGTATTGCCCAATAAATTTATCTGGGTCTTTTGCATATAGCTCAAGATATTTATCTGATAAGCCACCAGTAACAGGCATCATTGCGCCCATCAATTTCTTAGCATCTTTTGCTGGTAAATGAAGCCGATCAACAGCTTCTTTGGTTAGTCGCACTTGTTCTGGACTTACACCAACTTGCAACATCCCAAGTCTTGCCAAGAAACCCTTGGCTTTGTTATCCATGTGACCACCAACAAGCGAGCTGAAAGCTGTCATTAATGACGTACCCGCAGAATCACCAGACTGGGTAGACATATAACCAGCAAACTTTCCGTACAGGAAATTCTTGTCTAGTAATGAATACGCCATACCGCCAGTCTTAGATGCCATGTAGTAGGCTCTTGGATCAACGATGCCACGTGTCGCAAAGTAGACCTTGGACAACATGTCTAATTCGCTATCAAACTCTTTAGGATGCATCATGACTTTATCGCCACGATGCTCAAGCGCTTTGGATGCATTCAGGATCAAGCCATCTACATCTTTACCACCATTACGGATTTTTGCAGCAATGGCAAACTGAGAGAACTGCGGCAAGTATTCAAGTGCATGCGGCAAATTACCCATTGCTGTGTGCAAATCCTGAACCATTTTAATGTTGTCAGTAATGCTCATACCTAGATTTTTATGGGCATTTAGTGAAGCCGCTGCATAAACTTTTTCTGTTTCTGCAGCGCTTAGATTTAGTGTCGCAAAATCAGCTTTGGCTTGAGCAAGTTTTTTAGCTTCTTCATATGGGCCTTTTAGTATTCCAGCTAAAGCAATACCTCCACCAAACAATGCCCCACCAATTGCCATATTTTTGCCAATGCTTTTAAGCTTTTGATTTAACTTTTCAGCATCATCATGAACGGTTTTCATGTTTTTGGAGATTAATAGCAACCCACTTGAAACATTGTTAATGAGAGATAGCTTAACGGCGACAGAATATGCTTCAAATGACATTGCATAAACTCCTGAATTTTTTGTAATAAAAAACCCTACCAATAGCAGGGTTTGTCTAATCTTAAATGGTTGCTTTTGTCAGACCACCACGCCATGATTAAATTAAATCTTGTAAATAAAAATTGGATAAATACGCATGAACAAGAAAGCAGACACCCTATCGGCTGGGTTAATTGGCTTGGTTATATTTATATTTATACTTTGGTTTTTTGTAAAAGATGACAATACATCAGCCGCCTCAAACTCAGCTACTGCAGCACAAACCACCACTCAAGCCACTGAAAACTCACCGTCTAGTGAAGCTGCTGCTAGCGCTGTATATGCTGCATTAATTCAATTTCAACCAGAAGATATTGTTAAGCCAACAACAAAAATGCCTATCGCTTGTCTTGATAAAGAAAGCCTAAATGAAATGATTCAGCACTATGTAAATAATGAGACTACCAAGGCAAAGGGTTATATCAACACAACTGACAACCCTAGCGCACCATGCATTATTCTGAAATCAAATATAAAATACAAAGTTATCTCTGCTGAATATCCAAATCCAAATGCTCCAGATGCAGGTTATATTGAGATTGTTCCAAAGAGCACTGTAGCAGCACAAAGTGGTTTTTGGACAGTCTCCACTGGATTTGAAAGAATCAACTAACCCCTCAACACACGCCCACTCAAACTACCACCCACAATCCCTGACATAGCAGCTTCACCAATCGTTTTAAGGATAAATTCCTTGTTTCGGTAAGCTGCTGGCCCCATCACTGGACGCGGTGGGATTCGCACTGTACCAAATTCATGGTAGACCATTTTTTTATCGGTAGAACCAACGATTGCAGTTAGTGCGCTGACTTCATGCTTAATGCTTTTCTGCATCTCACCAGAAGCAAGCAACGGAGCATTAGCAGGATAACCTTTTTTGGCTTTCTGCTCCTCGGTTGATTCAGCAAGCGGCGACCACGCAGGATAAGGGCCTACAGCATTTTGATAGTGCCCTATTTCCTCTTTTGCGGTCTGCTCAATACGTTCAGCACAGACCTTAAGTCCATGCTCTAATGATTTGATTTCTGCAACTTCAAGCATGGCAAAGTGAGCAGCAAGTTTTGCTAAATCTCCAAATTCCATAGCATCTCTCTTTTAGTTAAACCCCAACCAACCCAAGCTCGCTCAAAGCAGCTTCCAAATTCTGCTGTGGATTACCATCAAGCACCGCACGTTCGTACAGTTTTGACATAGATGCCTGATATTGAGCTGGGATATCCAGTGCTTTAAATGCAGCGTAATCGTCAGGCTTCCACCATGAATGGCATCCCCAATATATTGCGCCTGTGCTGTCAACTAACTTCACAGATAAATTGTTTGGACCACAACCATAAAGTTCTGCAATAGCGTTAATCATTTCACGGTGTGAGTCAGGGATGATATTCACGACTGATAAGTTGTAGGTCATATCGCCACCCCAACTTGTTTAGCAATGGCTTTCTCTAGCGCAATGGTTTCAATGTTTGTTGTTAAACGCCCGATACCGATTAAACTGTATAGATGACCGTTGAAGGGTAGTGACGTACCACCGCGTCTACCGATATAGAGTGGGTAATTTCCAAAGTTTCCAGTACCCTTATCTGCTGTGGATGCAGGCGCTAGCACACCGTTAACTTTTAGTGTAGATATGCTACCTGATATATCATGCTTAGCAGCCAAACAAAGGGATATTGGTGCAGGCAGCCCACTTACTATATTTGCCTGTGTTGCACTAGCGGTAACTGTACCGCGTGAACCAGAATAAATATTTTGGGTTGTGGCAGAAGATGGTGCATGTACAACGAATGTGCCGTTAGAGTTAATCCACGTAGAACTTAATTCAACAACGACAGTCACGTTAGCATCACTCAACTTCCGCAACCCTGCAAATAAACTAACTTTATCAGTCATAGTGAAGTCAATGCTGTTGGTTACAAGGAAGTCATCAAATCCATCAAATGCCAAGTAATACGCGCCTGTTGTAGCGTTACGCTGCAATATAGGGCGTGAAGCTGATACAGTTTGGTAGGCGTGATTATTACGTCCTGATTTATCCAACATCAACCCCACTGGCTGCCCTGCCGCTGTAACAGGAATAGTCCCCGCTGCGTCTTGGTAGAGTGTAGTAAGGTTGTTAGGGTCGTAGGCGAAGCCCTGTTCTGAGTTGGCGAATAGTTGTTTGATTAGAAAGCTAATATCACTACGCAAGGTATTAATGTAATTACCAAGATTGACCGCACCCGCGCTGTTCTGTGTATAAATATCAGGTGGCAATGCAGCACTGTAATTAATTGTTGGCATAGTTTACGCTCTCGAAACCAAGACATTCGCTGCACCATCAGACTTCAAATAACGCCAAGAGTGAACAGCAACCAATGAGTTTGGCGGCGCTAATGGCGAGGCAATCTGAAACCAATTTGTACCATCATTTGAGCCTTGAATTGTGGCAGTTCCAGAACCCGTGATTTGGTATGTAAAAGTGTTTGCGCCATTCCCTGTGATTGCCACTGGATTTGATGTTAAAACAAATAATGGTGTGCTGTTTGCAATATTATCCATGTAGCAATCCTCTAATTTTCGCGTTCTTTAAACTGCATCATGTTCCAGTCCCACTCTTGCCCTTCAATTTCAGAAAAGACAACACTCATTGCAAGGCGTTCATGTTGGAGTAACTGGTCACATTCAAAAACTTTATCAAAAGGAACCCCGTTTCTAACCAACCAGCAACGGCTTTTAAAATCAGGGTTCCTTGCTAGTTTTTTGCTGCAAGTTTCTCCGCAGATTCAATCTCTTTTTCGACTTCTTCTTTAATTTTTTCAAATTTGGCAAGCATGTGACCGTTGATTGCTGCCATCCCTTCTGAACCAAGGATTTTAAGCATTGAATCAATTTGCTTAACCGAATTCGGAAAGCCAAAGAAATCATCATCAATTTTTTCAACCATCGCAGCAGGCAGCGCAAAGCCATTCATGTAGGTTGAGTTATTCGCTACCTCGCCACCTACAGCTATAACGATCCGTGATTGCTGCAATGGATCTAGTTCACGCAGGGTAATCACACGCCCTTTACTGTCTGTGACTGTTTCTTTTTGCGGTTTCTGTTTTTCTGTTACGTCTACAGTATTTAAATCTTCATGCACTGTTACTTTAGTCATTTTGCTTTATCCGATGCTGATTTGATTGGGCATGGTGACTACTGCACCATGCAAATTGGATTAACCTACTTTCTTGCGACGGCGAGCTGTCCAAGTGAATTCTTGCTCAATGGTCTTTTCACCACTTGCATCACCTGCGTTCGACAAATGCAATTGCACGTTTTCGTAGCGGTAAACAGAAGTTGATCCGTTTGGCTCGGTAATGGTTTCTGTAATCGTTGATGGGTCGCGGTTTACACCATTGAAATAATCGTCTTCCCACTGAGCTTGCCAGTCGTCAGCCGTTGAGCCTGTACGTTCAATCGTGATGGTTCCTGTCCAGCCTTTAGGCCATTGCAACTCATCAGTCTGGCCGTTTAATGGGACGATTTCCTGTGTTGCAATCTTCGGTTTTTTTGAAAACTTCATAACTTTGTCGAAACGTAGAGCGCCTTTTGCTGTCATCACATCAAGCGCAATATCACGACCGAGAGAATAGCCACTAATCGGCATAATCTTTACTCCAAAAATTAACCCCGACATGCGGGGTTTAAATGATTATTTATCGTGGGTTTGCTGAAGCTACGACAGTTACGCTGCCACCACCTTCAAGATTAATCAGGAAGTAACGCACCACGTTAAGGTATTTAACCTGAACATCTGCTTGCATATAACCCAATGCCACACGACTATCGGGGTTATTGGTTGGGTCAATCTGCACAGAGAATGCTGGGCCACCATTTGGATTACCAATCATGCCCTGACCTTGCAGCATAGATAGGAACGCTTCCATTGTGCTTTTCGCTTCACGGCGTAAATCAGTTGTCTGATTTAAACCAACCACATAACCAAACGATGCTGCCAAGGTTAATGAAATGAAGTTGGTCATTCGAGTGTATGTATCACCGTTTTGTGTAGGGTTTGATGCGACATTCAAGCCAGAGCGATGACCGAAGTAGTTGCCACCTGGACAAGGATTTGTAATTACATCAAGTCGAGCAGTATTAATTGCGCCAATTTCAGACAAGCTATACGGTTGATTTGCCACTTGGCGCTGAGTTCCAACAACACCGTTTAACGGCTTGTTTAATGGCGAAATATGTGGAGCCAATGAAGCGATTTTGGCAGCAGAGAACGTGGCAGGCGCAATCATGCGGTTAATGCCATTTACTTGGTCATACCAGTACACCCAGTCACCAACCAGTACTTTTAACGCATAGCCATCCGCACCCGCAGTATTCAATGACGTTGAAACCGTTGAATAAGACGCACCTGCTGGGCCTTGTGTAATTACATAAGTACCTTCGCTTAAACCATAAGCCAGCATTGCAGGCCATTGAGTTGAATCGGTTACATCAACGAGATTGGCGACCTGTGCACCTGTGCCGCGCAACGAATACATGCCTTTACGAGCGCTACCAACACCATCAACGCCAACTATCACAGAGTCAGTTAATGTTGTTGTGCCGTCTGTACCGCCTGTAAGTGTGTAAGTCGTCACTACGTTTGGCGCTGCTGTACCAACACCAATTGTTGCCACTGCCAATTTAGACGGGCCGACAATACCGTACTGCCCATTATTCACGGCGCTAACAAGGTTTTGCCAGAATGTTGCACCTGTACCAGTAAGGTTGTCGTAAATTTCAGGTGCAAGACCAGGTAAGTTAATCGTCAACTTGAAGCTATTGACCGCAGTGCCTGCTGTGATTGTGGCTTGAATATTGTTGCCAGTGGTACCTGTGTAAATTGCTGACAGGGTTGCGCCCGTCGCAGGCGTACTGTTTGTGTCTTTCAGTGCAACACTTGCAGCAATATCGGTACCATCGGTTACACGTACGGCACGGATATTGGATGAACCCATTTGCAGCGAGATTGCCACCGCTGTTGCCAAGTCGTATTTACGCACCTGTTGAGCGCCAATATAGCGCTGAGCATCTGCTGTGGAACCGATCAAGAACGGACTGTTGACTGGCCCCCACGAGGCTACACCGACAATCCCTAAAATATCTGTTGCTACCCCATTGATGTAACGGGTCTTTGGTGGAACCACCTGAACGTATAAATCGGGTGCAGAAAGTGCAGCCGTATTCAGATTTCCTGCCTGATAAATTGGCATGACCATCTCCAAAAAATGAAAAACCCGCACATGGCGGGGGAATTAAAAAGATGTTGCTCTTTATTCAGCGAGAATCTTCACAACTGCAAAAGCGTTTTCACCATCAAGAATGGTTTGGATTTCATTCGGATCAGTGATTTTTTGCCCTTTTTGGTAGTCAGCAAAAGGCTGAATAATCACCAGATGATGTTGTTGAGTTTCGTCCATAGGTTGCCTCTAAGAGCTTTTAATGTTGAGAATTGGTGCGATTACTTGAGCAGCATCACTGGTTTGCGTAGTTGCGTAGTCCACCGTGTAAACAATGTCACGGCGATACAGCATGGATTTTTCTTGCTGATCAGTCTGAAATGTTCGTACATAGAGCATGATGCCGTGTGAGCCATCAGCAAAAGCCAAGTCATTAATTGATGCTAGTGCTGAATCAATTGCACCACCAATTTGATCACGAACGGTTGGAGTTGAAGCCCACACCGCAATTTGAAACTGTTTTTCTTGCCGCTTGAGCTCACGCACCATTTTTGCAAAGCCGCCCACAATAAAACTGATATTGTTTGCATCTGGAATGGTGACTGTGTTCGCGTTGCTGGTTGTTAGCGAATGATCAACATGAATCAATGCAGCTAAAGCTGTTGCTATACTGGTTAGTGTGTCAGTGGCTTGTACCGCATAAACATACGCTTTCTTATTTACGTTCAAGCATACGTTCTGTGGTGTACTTACAGTGCCGCCTAGCGTCATGGTGGTACCATTTACCGCGCCTGTAATGCTAGTGACAGGATCTTGTGCTGTTTGCCATGGTCGCCCAATGTGTCGGCTGGTCTTGCGCTCTGTAGCAAGCGAGTAAACGCTCACATGCGCCTTACCTTCTGTCAGATCAGCCTCAAGCACATTCGGCACTGGCCACCCTGCATAAACCTTAACACCAACATTTGCCACACTGGGTTGTGCGGTACCTTTTGGATAAACAGCAGTAGCACACATGCCTACAATTTGATTAAGCACATCAGATAGGTCTGCCATATCACACCTGCGCTTGCATGGCAGTTAAACGCCAGCCCATATCTGTTAATTCAGCACTCGAAATAATATAACGATGCCCAAGCTCATCTTTCATAATGTCGCTTGTGCGAAAAATAATACCGGGATAGTCAGGCATAAGAATTGACCACCACGGCGTTCGCACATCGCCTGGCAACTTAGCATCGTTCTGTTCACCCTTTGTGCCTTGCAACACGCTTGCAGGCCAGTTTTGCATTAATGGCACTTCTGTTTGCTGTGTATCGCCACCGTAGCCAATTTGCCCCACAGCGCTATCCATACTCACACGATAGACGCTCAATGTACGGTTACACTGCACACAGTAAATCGGCAACGTGTCTTGCATTGCTGCGATAAAGAATGTTCCACCATGCCCAACAAAATAATCACCAGGTACAACATTGGTACCATCAAATATGCCGATCCATGTTGCCTGCCCGTATCGGTTGGGCTTGTTGAACATAAAATCTGTAGTGAATGAAGCTGACAGGGTTTGCACTGGTGTGGTTGCTAGCGGGTTATTTGCACTGGTTGGTCGGTATTGTTGGTATGGGTAGCCAATGCGCTGTGCTGCTTTGCCATAGCCTTTGTAGACCTTGGCTTGTAGTGTCGCTCCATCCATATCACACCACCAAGCTAATGCTATTACCACCACCTAAGGCTGAACCAAGAGGAATGCCTAAAAATCCACACAATTTACGGCGCCAGCTATCAAAAAGCTGTTCACGGTCACGCTGTTCATTTTTGTTGTGCGTCCAGACTGCTGCCTGATCCGTATCTAAATTTGATCGAGTACCAACAATGTCGGACTCTAATTGACTTAAATTTGCTAAGTAGGTTGTACGAATTACCGCTTCTTCACTTGCTTGCAAGTTGTTTAAGCGAAATTCAAGTGTTCCGTATTGTTGATAGAAACGGTGTCCGAAAGCCTGCACTGGTTGACCACCGAACACTGGATAACCGCAATATCGTCTAATATCTGTTTTTTCCGCATCGGTGAAAGCCATGGCTTATTCCTCGGTTAATTCTTCAATCTGCGCTTGCCGTTCAATCAATACCGCAATTTCATCTTCATTTGTGACTATTTGCCCTTGCTGCCAGTAGTGATGCTTTTCATCATCATGAAAGCCATGTGGCGTAATAAGTTTTACCGCTTTGGGTAGGTCTGTTTTTTTACGTGCTGCCATATCAAACTCCAAAAAAGAAAGCCCTCGAAAGGGCTCTCATTCAGGCGGGTATTATGCCGATTCAAGCACCACAGCTCGTTTAAAGTAGCTGTTTGATGCTGTCGGGATGATGTTAGTGTTTGCTGTTACATCCGTTGGTACCGCAAAACCACCAATCCAGTACCAAGACTGGGCGATGATTTGTTGCAAGCGGTCAAGCGGCTCACGTGTCACCATACACACACCATCAACCATTGACTTAATGCTGTCACCATCACCGATTTCGCTATAGCCTGTTGATGCAAAGTCACCTTCAATCAAGGCACCTTGACCACAAACGATGGCACGGCGAACAGAAACACCTGAAAGCTTTTGCTGATAGGCTTCATTGGTTGGAATGAATAAAACACCCAAAAGCTCAATCACCTGACCATTACGGTAAGTTTCAGAGCCATAAGCACCACGATATAGCAACTTGAAGTCGCCATCTTGGAACAGCTCAAGCAAGTGGTAATCATCGAGATAGCAATGATACTTGCCGTTGATCGTCGGCACGTTGTTCGCACGAAGCTGAGCAACTGCATTCAATACCTGTTGCATTGTCAGTAAATCGGTAGCAATCAAGCCAGATGTACTTGCTTTGGAGTTAGCGCGAATAACCGACGGCGCAGTTGCAGCAACAACACCGTTGCCCGTAGTACCATCCGAAACGCTTACGTTCGCAGATAGAGTCAGTGTGCCTGAAATGCCATTCGGGGTTGTTGATGTGTTTGAGCCATCAGCAGTTGCACCAGTCAGCGTATAAACACCTGCACCAATCGTCACAGTGTTTGTTGCAGACGGAGAAATAGGCGTTTTCACACCATTCACAAGCACATGCTGGAAGCCGCGAATATCATCTACCGCAACTGTGGTTGCAGGCGCACCCAAAGTGGTTTTAACGCGAGTGTTACCACCCAAGTAAGAGTTAAACAATGCGTCACGCGCCAAACGATCAAGCGATTGATTGGCTTGAACACCATTTACCTGAGCGTTGACCATAAACTGTGAAGCAATACCAACACCTTGCGTCACCATGTTCAAGTCAATAGAGTCGCCATACATGTTCATGCTGAGCGTATATTGCTCAACTGTCCAGCTAGACGGTGTTAGCCCATTGTCCAAGTTAGTGTTGTTCGATGGGTTAAGCGGTGCGGTGGTTGGTGCTTTTAAGCCATTACGAGTTTTCGTAACTGTTTCACCAACTTTGTTCGGGATTTCTTCACGATCAGCAATTGCACGAAAACCGATACGAGATTGTAAGCCTGTTTGAAATTCACGTTCCAAAAAGCCTTGTTGAATAATCGGCTGTAATGCCGCTGGAAAGTTTTGAATACCCATTCAGTTGAACTCCTAGGGATTAATTATTTCTCCCCTGGGCGTCTAGCCCCGATGGGTTTACAAGTTTTTATTTGAGTTTGATAACACTCGCTTTTGCTACAGCGTATTCTTCTGCTGTCATGTCTTTTGCCATTTTTGGCGTTGGCGGAGTTGGAGATGGCGGTTTATTCGGGTTGCTGCTATTACTTTGCGGTTGTCCGAATAAGTAAGGTTTACTTTCTTTCAATCCAGCAAATAGTGCATCCGCACCCTCTAATTTGCCATCTTTCAGGCTCACACCTGATAAATCAGCGAGTTTCAGACCATCCGCATCAACCATGCCGTTTTTCACTGCTTCACTTTTCAGCTCAGCAAGCAATACTCGTTGATCAGCTTCAGCTTGCACTTCTGTGCGTGCTTCTTCTTTCGCTTGGACTTTTGCATCCTCAACAGCTTTGGCAACTGCTTCAGCTTTTTCGGTTTCAAAGCCTTCAACTTTTGCAGTTAATGCCTGATTATTCAGGCGCAAACCTTTGTTTTCGGCACGCAACTCTTGAACATACTCAAGCGTGAATGTTTTAGTCTGTGGGTTTGGTTCTTGCAGGGTTTGATCAGACATCTGTCTTCTCCAAAAAGAAAACCCCGAATCGTCGGGGCTGTTTATTGCTTAATTTCAGTCATCAGACTGTGAAATTGGTTCGGACTTCGGCGGGGGAACATTATCGACAAGTGGCTTGTCGGCTTTGATCTGTCGCAATTCATCCTGTGGGTCAGTAATGTCGTAAGCATCGGCTAACGACTTCACTGCGGTTTCTTGTGACAAGAGACTGGCTTTACGTAATACATCAAGTGTATTTGCCTGAGTCTGCTTGTCTGCATAAGTTGGCTGATACCATTGTGCCCAGCGCAAAGACAGGTCATTATCTTGCGACAATTCACCATATTCCTTGCCTTTTTTATTGACCAGCTTAAATGCTTTTGATGCTTTAACAATCATGTTAAGCAAATCCAGCAACGCGCCTTCACCGTAGCTAATACGCAATTTATCAGCCAGCCAAATTAGGGATTGATTCATCAATTCCATAGCACGACCAGACTGTGCAGCACTGAGCTTGTCAGCATTGGCACGGTTACCGCCTGCACCTTCAAGTGCAATTTCTCGCAAGCCTTTTACCCAATCCATCACGGCGTGGGCTGCATCACCGCTAATTTCAAGCAGTTTTGCATCACCATCGGTAGAGGTTACAATCGCATTGGCTGCACCTTTGACCATGGCTTGATCACCAAATGCAGGGTTTTTAATGTGTAATGTCGGGTCAGCTTGATACTTCAGTGCACGACCACCTTGTGAGAGCAGATAATCAGACTCAATTTGCAGGTCAATCGCTTCAACTGGAAAAGTCGGCTTGCCGTCAATGTCATCACCACCTGGGAGGTTTTTAATCCACACAATTGGCACGAAGCCAAGCTGGTGCTGAGTCGTTCTTTCATTATCGACCTGAACAGGCTTTTTATCTTTAGCATCCGCAGTACTTTGCGGCAGATACCAAGTTTCAGCATTGTTATCCCAATCACGCTGAAACCAGTATGTTTCAACTTCATCAACGCTATAACCGCATTGATTTAAGATTTTGCCTTTAACTTTGTATCGCTCAGTGACTTTTTCCAGAACGTCAGGCTCGTTATCCTTCCATTTTGGGGTTAAATAAGCCGTGTTCATTGCCTTGAAGAATACGCGATTACTTAAAACTCGCATCAATACAGCAACCGAACCTACTGAACCGATTACAGCAGCTTCAAGCATGACTTCATTGAGCTTTGACTCTTTGATGATTTTCTCAAGCTTGTCCCGTGTTTGTTCATCCGAACATTCACAGCTTGGGAAATGCCCCTCAGAAAACAATAAGCTGACCGAATCATTCACCACGGTTGCACATAGTCGGGTGCGTGCCGATGGTCGGCGTTTACTGAGTGAGATGTATTGACCCGCTGGATCTTTTTCAACTGAAAAATCATAGTGCAGCGTTTCATACATTGAGCCATCTATCACACGCGACAACGCTAGAATTTCAGCTGTACGATCTGGCAAATCACTATCTTTAGGGTATGTGTCTTTTAAAGTAATAAAGTCCATATCTAACGGCTCATGTGTGGCATGTGAGCGCCATGTGTAATAATCGGTTTGTTTACTGGGTATAAAAATGCAATTGGATAGCCCATTGCATCGTTAGCATGATCATGCCCAGTGCTTTTATCGGGTTCACCAAACTTGTCGTAAGCCTGTTGCTCCATACACTCAGTGAGTGTTGGGCATTTATGCGTATTCACCTTGAAACGGCGTTCACCGTTGGCATTGCAGATCATTGCGTTTACAGCGTTCACACGATCTTTAACGCGTGGATTGACACTGTTTGCTTTAATTGTGAATCCTGCTTGTTGCAAAATACTCAGATCAGAGATCGAAGCAGACTTGCTTGTAGTGTTCTGCCCACTGGCATCGGGGTAAACTGTGATGTGATGCCCAATGCTCTGATAGCGCTCTTTGATTAATTCAGCCATTGCGGGTGTATCCCTCACGCCAACCATTTCATCAAGCGCAATCGGCAAACCGTTGCGAATCACATAGACCACGGCCGACATTTTCAGGACGTTAAAGTCCATCCCAATGTGCAATGGCTCACTAGGGTGTATGGTTTCGTCTGTGTGGTTGAGTTTTCGGCTAAATTCGGGATAAACAGCACCACTGGTTAAGTTAATAAACTGTCCGCGCAAATACGCTTCAATTAACTGTGGTGGGTATGACTCTCGCAACGATGAAATATAGTCATCAGGAAGATTCTTCTCATTGTCATACGTTGAAGCCTGAATCATTCCGTACAACGCACGCTTCGCATCACTCGAACTGGCTTCTTTCACAAATTGCTCATACGTGAATTTAAAGCCTTCGGGTGTTGTCGCTACATCAATGCCATTCAGTAGACCTGCTTGCTTGTAACGCATACGAGCAATGATCTTTCGCCATGCCTGTTGTGCCTTTACCATCGGCATGACGTCAAGCTCGTCAATCAGTGCATGGCCAATCTTAAAACCCACAATGGTCTGTGGCTTTTCCATAGATCGACAGATAATTGTGCTTCGATACTGGCGACCGTAGTAAATATCCACTTCTTTATTTGATTCGTAGATTTTGGTCTTTAAACCCCAATCGAATGCAACCTCATCAATCGTAGGAAAGAAAATATCCCGAATCTGCGGATAGGTTGGGGCAAAATATCCAAGCGGAACTTTTGGAAATTCCCAAGACTTATCACAAAGGCTGGAACACCCAACCCAAGTTTTACCACTCCCAAACCCAGCCACAAACGCACGAAATTTATTATCAAGTTGCAAAAAATTAGACTGCGGCACATTCAGTGTCGGATTGATGTTCGGCATCTTTTTTACTCGCATCCACAACTTGAATTGTTACCTTCACTGGTGTTGGGTCATCTCCTGCACCATCCTCACCCTCACGAATGCGTTGAATCTCTAACTTTTTAAGCTCAATATCTAGCAACTGAATATCATGGCCCTGCATCTCATCTTTGATCTGCTTGATGATATTTTGCTTCATGACCTTGTTCTTACCCCAGTCTCCATACATCTTTTGAAGCTCATTCAGGCGAACAGCTTTATTTGCCAAAGGGATGTCATAAACATTCCTTTTGAAGTTTTCTCGGGTTTTATTAAAAAGTTGTACTAATTTTTTACTTAAGTTTTTGCCCGTTGGCTTGGTTGGATCGTAAGACGCAACCTGTTGACGCCCAATTTCGACCTTAAATTCTTGTTTTACAGCGTCTGCCACTTGTTGGGGTGTTTCAAAGCAGGCAAGAGACTGAACAATAAAGATTTTTACAGGCTCTTTTAATGTCGCCATACCTGCCTCTTGTAAATCTACGTAAAACAAAGCAGGCAAAAAAATTTAAGCCAACTTCAATAAGCACGTACCACATGCATGTGCAATTCTTGCTTTGCCAATCGTTGGACCATTGTTTGCCAACTCCACCATTTTGGATACTTGTTCCGATGCACCATAACGCTCGACCACGCCATGAAATTCTTCAACATCATGCCCACGCAGGTAATACTTATACTCACCAGTTAATGGGCTTACGATGTAATTTCCATCCTCATCGCGCTTAGCACCCACATGGTAAAGCTCATGCTCAATCAGGGCACAAAAGTCTGTATCGCTTGCTGTAGCAGCATATTTAGCATCAATAGTGATTAGAAATTTTGGGATATAACCAAACCAGTCAATCATTTGCTTTTCTTGTCGTGCCTTTTTCCAGCCGCCAGCATTAAACATGATTTTTTCAGTTTGACCCAAAACCACTTGTTCGGCTTTTATGAATGCTGAAGAAGCCCAAAGCACCTGAAACAGATCATCATCCCACGGCGCGATATGTGCATGATCAGGATTATGCAATTCACCACTGTCCGAAATAAACGTGGCTAAAATCCACTCTTTTAGGTTTTTAGCGGGTTCAAAGTCCAAGCCATCCACAGGTTCAAGATCAATCAAGGCATCTGGTGGCATTGGTCTTTTCATGGTCTATTTTTCCCATACCGCTTAATATTCTGCTTAATCGTCTCAATATGCCCATCGATCTGACGCACACGCTTATCACACTCAAACTTAAACGCAGTTGTTGAATTTAAGTGATTCAAGCCGAGTATCTTGTTTTTATCGTCATGCAGTGCTTGAAGGTTTTTCTTTGCTTCGATGATGTCCATAAGATCACCTATTTTTTATTTAGACCGTGCTGCTTTTGCTTTTTTTAGCAACTGTATTGCCTGATAAACATCATCCGTTAATTCTTCATAGGTAATTCTATAAAGAGACCCAAGTGCATCAGTAATCTTCTGTTCAACAGACGCATCACCACTGATTTTTGTGCTTATCACAACATTAATCTGGCTAATCTTCATAAACACCTCATAAGAAAAGAAAAACCGCACCAACTTTCTCAAGCAGTGCGGTTTCATGTGCCGTAATCCGTTCGGCAAAGGAGAAACAATTAAAAAATGTTCTAGTTAATTATTGACAATGCAGACAAATGCCTGCATAATACATACATAGACAGGAGATTAGCTCCAGTCAATAACTGCGAGGCAGATACCATGAACAAATCAGAACTTTTCAAAGCAGCTCACAAATTAGCTAAATCAGTAATCAAATCAGGCGACAACTACCGAGTTACTTTCGGTGCAGCAATCAAAGCAATCCTTGAGGGTCTTGTTATGACTACTAAATCAATCGCAGATCAACTTACTGAAGCTGGCGCTAAAGTTTGGGAGAAAGGCAACATGAAACGTATTTACATGACTTGCTCTCAATTCAACAAAGTTACAGGTCGTGATTACAACTTGAACGACAACAACAACAAAATCTTTTATGACTTTGCAACTAACGCAATAATGCGTAGCTACAAAGGCAAAAAGCCAACTCTAGAAGTTCAATACTAATCACAAATGCCCTCGAAAGAGGGCAACCAAAGGATAAATGAAAATGAACTCAACTAAATTCAAATCAATCTGTGAAATGTTATTTGGTCGATCTTGGCAAGCTCAAGTTGCTGATTACTTAATGATTAGCCGAAAAACTGTTTCATCTTGGATTGAACGTGGTTCAATCCCTGCGTGGGTTGAAAAAGAAATCGAGCCGCTTGTTATTCGTCGAGCTAAAGAATCTCAATTCGCTCTTGAATCGCTTGATATGAGTGAAGATGACTTCTATCACAATCAAGCAATACTTAATGGCGAAGTCTTTCACTATGATGCTGATCGCTACAACTTTGAAGATATTAAACAGTTTATTGAGAACCAAAAATGGACTGTTCTTGATTCTGCTAAATATCAAATTCGTGAAAAATTGTCACTTGAAAGTGTTTTGCAGTGGGTTGAAGACTGCATGTTGAGTGAAAACGACATTGCTAGTTATTTAGAGCGCAACGATGCAGCACTTGACGATATTTATGAAATTCAAAATTTGCGTGGCGATGCTTGCAATGATGTTAAATCTGACATTGAAATAATTTACGATAAAATTAAGAAATAACTGTAAATTTAACTAAGGCCCAGCAATGGGCTTTAATCATCAATCCAAAACAATCGTTTTAAAAATCCAAGCATGTCCGTCTCCTTGTTGAAACTGGCTCGCCATGTAGGACTTGAACCTACGACCCTAAAATCGGCTCTAACCAACTGAGCTAATGGCGCAATACAAACAATAAAAAAGCCCAACAAATTGTCAGGCTTCAAATGCAGTGAATTACTAATACTTCGTGCCACTGTACCATAAATCTATAATATTAATGACGTCACGTCAACAATCACTTTTTATATTCAATGAATGAATATCGAGCATGAATAGCAGCTAATCCACACTTGATATCAAACTTTGCATCCATAAGTGTTCGTTCATTGTTTACAAGTCGAGAGATTGGCATTCCGTAAAAATAACGGTCAATCACAGCATCAAGCCAACCATCCAAAACTTCAGACTGTCCCTGCATATCCAAAATTAAACGCTGCACGGCGCGAGCTTCGTTGTCTGTAATCTCACACGTAACACCCTTGCTTGTTGGCTTCGGTGTTTGCTCATCACTGCACAGCCAGTCAGCCAAAATCTGTTCTTCTGCTTTGATCTTCTGTTTGCTCTTTTTTACAGCCTGATCCATTGCAACAGCAATCGGGTTCACGCTACGCCCACAAGTACCAGATACGCTACTCATCCAAGCCCCAAACTGGTAAAGCCATTCTTCAAGTGTGAATCGCTTCCAGTCTACAATTTGCATAATATGATTTACTGCCGCATTCATCCCAATCCCCTTAAACCAGTTCCAAAATCGTTAAAGTTCCCCAATGCACCGCACCCGTGTCGATGTAGTAGCAGTTATCACGCTTGCATGGCTTCTGCATTACTGTATGACCCATGATGACCATGTCCACACCAGAAACCTGCGTATATTGTTTTGCTTCGGAATTTAGGCGCTCACGCCCCCACATTGCTGATTCCATTGGTGAGCGCTCAAATGGACTCGCCATATGATCTTCATCAAATGTTGATTTAAACTCCTGCCAGTCATTCTGCTCAATATGCCCATGCACAAAGCCAAATTTATTACCCTTGTGATTGACCTCCAAAACCACAGGTAATTCTGTGAATGCTTTTGCAATTCGTATTTGCTGTTTTTCATCAAGTCGGTAAAACCACTCACCACCATTGGAAACATGACAACGCTTGTATGATTCATCAAGCAAGCCACCAATACATAAATCCTCATGATTACCACGTACTGACGTAAACCAATCATTTTCGAGAAGATCCACACATTGATTATTCTGCAAACCTCGATCCACTAGGTCGCCAACCGCAACCAACAAATCATTTTTAAAATCAAAACCAATTTCTTTTAATCGATTCATAAGCAAATTGTAGCAACCGTGAATATCACCAACGGCGTACAACTTGCCCTTAATTTCTTTATCCCAAACCTTAACCAGCATCACGCCACCTCAAACCATTTGCTTAATTTCTTTAATCGCAAGTCCTGACTTAACTTGCTCTGTGCTATATCTCAAAACCGTGAAACCCAACTTTGCTGCCGTGTTGTATTTTTCCATGTCCCCCAAATAACCTTTGCCCCGTGTATGCCGCCCACCTGACCAAACCCCACCCTCTACCTCGATCAACAGCTTTGTACCTGTGATATAAAAATCTGCTTTCCACTTGCGCTCAGAATGAAACTGATACTCCTGAACAAACCCAATCTTTTCAGTTCTTAGGTGAAGTGCCAGCGTTGCTTCTCCTTCACTTTGAACTCGTTGTGTGCCGTGCGACTTGGCACGGCGTTTCTTTGTTGGCTTCTTGGTTAAGTTTCGGTATTCAGCGATTGATATGCTGCTCATTCATATCGCCTTTGAGTGCTTGTTCTAATAACTCAATTTGCACTGCAACCTGTTCACAACCCCATAAATCATTTTCAGATTTAATGCTTTTAATAAGTTGCAATGCTTCATCAAGCCACTTTTGTTGTTCTTGCCAAGTGGCCCAAGCGATTTGCACCGCTAGAACTCGATAAACACCATTTTCAGAAGTAAAAAGCTGATCACCGTGAATAAAACGCAGGTTTAAATAAAAAGGCTGTTGCTGAAACCATTCTTCAAATTTACTTTTCATAGGAAACCCAACGCATGATTTGTGCTGTAACCCGATGCCCCTGCGATAACACAGAAGGCAATTAAAAGGATCATAAAAATTAGAAAGTCTCGTGGAGTCATGCTGCAGACCCCAAAGCGTTAATCTTCACGCTCAAACTATCTTCAGCTTTCAAAACATCAATCAACTTTCCGTCATCACGAAAATTCAGATAACTGCAAAAACGGTCATACTTTTCAACGTCTCTGAATTTAGCCTGAGCAACCATTTTCACTTGAGACATTGTGATTTCAAATCCATCAGGAACACCTTCCTTTTCCCAATTCTTGATCATTTCATTCTGCAAGCCTTCCCACTTATCCTTGACAGTTTTAATCCCATCAATGAAATGAACCTTCTTGTCGCAGCCATTCATCAGTTCTTCATGTGACATTGCAGGCAGCGTTAAGAAAAATGGAATAGTTTTGATTTCATCGGTTTCAGCATTATAAAAATGCGAGTCAATGCCGATCTCCCACGACTCAGGCTCTTTGATTAACTGCTGCTTGAGCGCAATGATCATATCTTGCTGCTCATATGCTTCAATTACCGCATGTGATGGCAGATAATCATTTGGACGTAGATCATTCGCTTTAGCAAAATCATCTAGTTTGTTGTTTACATGTTCGACCACAAATTCCATCTCAAACTGATATAAAACATCAACTTGCTTCCATCGCGCTTGATGCTTTGCAAGTTTCACAGCATGAATTTGAGCCAACTTATTCGGGTTATATTTCTTATTACGCTTGGTCATGTGACTCTCCACGCTCAACCATTGCCATCGCTGGCTTAATTTCATGTTCAAATTCAGCAGCAGTAACAAAAACTTTTCCATATACCCGATTTGCAACATAAGAACGGTCAACATTCATTGCTTTTGACAAACTATTGATTCGATCTCTCTTTGCTTTTGTCCATTCGTGCAATTTCACATTTCGCTCTGATTTCGCGAATTCGGGCTGTTTCACTTCTCGCCACGGTTTTATACGTTCAACAGGTTTAGACGGCTGTTTCGGCTTAAAATCGATGCCTGAGAGCGTCTTTACACTGCCACCACTTCTTAGGAACTTTTCAACGTCATTTTCAAGCTGTTCTCGAAGTGATTTCTTTTCAGCGATATTTGCGCGAGTGATGTGCTTTGCACCCTGAGCCGCGATGATGCGCTCGTTGAATAATTCGGTTCTCATACCACACCCTTCATATACACACCAATGCGCTCACCCTCACGCTTCAAATCATCCAACATGTCTTCAATACCAAAAATATTGATTCGCTCTATGAGGTGGCGAACAGTGGCTGCATCGAGTTCCGTTAAACCTTGTGGAACACTTCTAAATTGCAGTGCATTCGCGATATCAGTAAGCTCGTTTTGATTGGCTTCCTTGATAAACTCAAGTACATCATCGACATCAATATCAACATCCACATCGACATCCACATTGATACTTTTCTCAACTGAAATTCTTGTCATACCCCACCCACCCCACTACCAATTCGAGCATCTGCCCAAGCACAGCTCACAACTACAAGACCGTCATGTTGAAACCTAGACCACAGCCGATCACCCAAATTTTCTTTAAGCTGCTCAAGAGTCCAGTTAGAAATAATCATTGTTGATTTCTTCGCGTCATACCGTGCATACAAAACCTTGTGAACCAGTTGCAGTATTTTTTCGTGCTGGTCATGTAGACCGTATTCATCAACGATCAACAAGTCGTATTCTGTATAGCGATAGATTGCACTGGCTTCGTTGTCATCAACTCTTTTCCATGCGTCTGCTATGTCGGTAGCCATTTGCTCAGAAGTGACGTATCTGGCGAATTTACGAGTATCTAGGACATTGCGGGCAACGGCGCATGCAAGATGGGTTTTGCCTGTACCTGTACGACCAACCAGAACCATGTTGCCAGTGGCACCCGAGTTGATTGCTTTGGCGTATTTCAAACAAGATTCTTTCGCAAACTGCTGACCATCGTTGGTCACTTGGTAATTTTTAAACCCGCATTCAGCATGACGCTCAGGGAGTTTTGCCCCTGCAAAGTGGTTTTTACGAACCATTTCGTTGACAGAAACATCGTGATCAACATTCCCCTGTTTCACGGATTCAACTGCACAGGTTTTACAGAACACACGATTGAACATCTGGATCATCACAGTTTTGTGTACAGGGCAAATCTGTGTTGTTTGCGATGCAGTGAATTTCTCAAAAGCTGACATTGCGTTCATAGATAATCCCCTGTGTCGATGTCACTGGCAGGGGCATAGTGTTTAGGCTCACCCCATGGGTCGTTGACGTTGCGAGAATTTGGCTTAGGTGCAAATTGCTGTTTTGCGGCTTGAGGTTTTTCAGTAGTGAGATTGCTCAGCCAGTTCAACCAGGTGGTCATCCACTTTTGCGGATTGTTCCCGTTAGCAGCCAATGACCATTGGCAAAGTTTTTTGAATTCAGAGGTGATGCGGTCAAGATTCAGGTTTGGAAAACTTACCTGAGCTTGGGCGATGAAATCTGAGTCAACTGGGTAGGTCTGAGCCAACTCAACCAGCTTGTAAAATTTCTGGTCATCGGTGTGATACATGACGAAATTCAGCATGCGATTTTGAGGTTGAAATTTCTCGCGCGTATCCTCCTCATCATTTTTAATATTTTCTTTTAAATCTATTTCTTTTACAGACCTACATGCCATGTAGGTACTACCACCTACATCACATGTTGGTGGTGTAGGTACATGGCATGTAGGTACATTCTGTGCAGAGCCATCAAAAGCACCTACATATTGTGTAGGTAGTCGATCTTCAAAAGTGAGGGTGTAGACATTGCTTTTACCCTTGGATTTTTCAATTTTAATTAGCTTATATTTTGCTAATTGCGCCATATATTTCTGGATAGTGCGACCATCTTTGATGCCTGTAATCTTCTTAATTAAGGCTTCAGACATGCCCTTATTTTTAAGATGAAACCCATTCACATGACGATTAAGAAGAAGTAGGCATTTAACAGCATCACCATCTAATACAGCTAAATATCCCTCATCGCATATAAAGTTTGGCAACGGCGTATAGCCATCTTCTTTATCCGACATAACCTGCCGCTCTTTTTTAGGAAATTGAACCAGCTCAGCTTGAGGTGGTTCATGCTTATGTGCTAAATTTGATTTCATTCAATGACCTCTCAGTTGTTGATAGAACCCTGATCTGATACATCAGGGTTTATTTATTTCCGTACCCTAATTCTTCCTTTCTTTCGCTAATTTCGTCATGAAACAAGTCATCAACTGTTTCGATGCGACTCATCCAGCTTTTTGACATCACCAAAAGCGCTTCAACTCTTGATTTATCAATGCTTTGATATTCTTTAGGAACAATCTTCAATCCAAGGCAACTCAATAGCTCGCAAAATAATTCAATTTCAGTCAAACCATTGTTTTTCTTGTCTATTTTCATTCTTGAAATAGTGCTAGGGTCAACACTAAGTTGTTCTGCCAATTCACCTTGTTTGCTTGATGCAAGCGCCTGCAATATCCGAGATACGTCATTTCTGGCACTTGCACTTAGATCAATAGATACTTTGCTCATAGGTTCTCCTAAGCTGCATTCTTTTTAATGTCAGCCTTTAACTTGCCGTTTGTTTGGATTTGGAACCATGCTTGGGTACGTGGAGGGATTCCATCTCTCTCCCACTTGGTTAATAAAGATCGAACTTTGTCGATTTTTTTCGATAACTGAGAGTTGTTTTCTACACCGTAGAACTCCCTTAATTGTTGAACATTCATATTCAAACCTTTGAACGCATTTATTCTAATTATTGAACAACATGTTCAGGTGATTGTCAATTTTTTTGTTCATAATTTTGAACATATTGAAAGAGGTGTAGTATGAGCAAATCAGTTTCAGACAGAATACAAATTAGAATGGCTGAGCTTAATTTGTCTCAGGCCGATATTATGCGAGCAACGGATGCGGCTCGTGGTACGGTTTCTGGATGGGTTAATGGCAGTAATAGCCCGAGTGCAAAACATATTGAGGCTTTGGCTAATTGCCTAAAAACAACTAGCTCATGGCTATTAACTGGGAAAGAGAGTCAATCACAACCATTAGTGCAAAATGCAAGTGGTAATGTTTCAATTATTGATAACCCATTAAGACCAGTGCCTCTTTTGGATTACGTGCAAGCAGGCTTATTTCATGAGGTTGGTTATGATGGGATAAATCCGTTAGGTACAAGCTGGACAACTTATGAGAATGCTCGACCTGAGTGTATTTTTTCTCTAAAAGTTGAAGGCTTGAGCATGGCACCCGAATTTATGCCAGGTGATGAATTGATTGTTGATGGTTCGCTTGAGGCTAAACCTGGTTCGCTTGTTATTGCACAAGAGATCAAACATGGCATGGCAAGCACCACATTCAAGAAATATCGAGTGATTGGTGTGAATGAATTTGGTGTTGATATTATTGAACTTGTTCCATTAAACCCAGATTACCCAACACTTAATTCAAATCAAATAGATATATCAATTATTGGTGTGGTAGTTCGCCACAACAGAGAAGTCAAATATTAAAATGGCAATTATTATGAGAAAAATTTTACCTATTTTTTGTTTGCTGCTTATATCGGCTACTGCAAATGCAGATGATGATGATTGGGAAATGGTTGCAACCTCAGATACGGTGGATTTTTACTTATCACCGAACAGGATTAGCAATGCTAGTCCTTCTTTTCCAGAAAGTGCAAAATACACAATTGCAGAAGCGTGGGTAAAAAACATACATAAAACCAATTCAAAAACTTTAAAACGTGGTGATTTTGGAATGTCTTTGGTTAGATTTTCTTGCCCAGTCAGAACATACGAGGTAATAAGTGAAAATTTATATAGCAAAAATAAAAAATTAATTTCTTCATCAAATGAATACAGCACAGATATTGTTATACCAAACACAACAATGGAAGCAGCTGCAAGAGTTGCTTGTGATTTTATTTCACAGCAATAATCAATAAAAAGCCCAAGTATCTAACTTGGGCTTCAGTATTCGAGACCACTAATCTCGAATTGCGGGCTAGTAACCTGCTAAAGGTGCGTTGCAAGTAGCACACTACTAGATTGGGCAGATACCCTTTCAAATAGTGGGATAGATATCCAGCAAACACAACAAGCTGAACGCTCCTATGGTGTGCGCACACCTTCAGAGCAAGCGCCCGGCATGGCGCTCTACAAATACACACCAAAATCTATTTGGTGGGCGCCCGCCAGTGAATTACAAGGTACATGCCATGTTTTCATTGACGTTGCGAACAAGAAACGGGTTTCAACTAAAGCTAAAGATTGATCTTTATGCCGTAATTGCTCTCCTATCTTGGTTTGCATAAACCCGAGGGGTTGGGTCTCTACCTAACCCCTCACCTTTTTTTTAAAATACACAAACAACAATACAAAATCAAACTGTGAACCCGACCCAGTGTCGGGTTTTCTTTTGTCTATTAAAACACAATTCAAAATATTGAACAAAATTTATATTATTTATTGAACATAGTATTGACATAATCGTTCAATTAGTTGAACATGGTATTCATCAAGACAAACAAAAAGCCCCAACACTTATCAGGCAATGGGGCTTCTTACAACACGAGGTCATTATGGAAAAAAATAAATCAACTGTCAAATTAATAGATTTAATCGTCTATTTCTCAGTTGCACTCGTCATTGCGAACGTCATTTTCTTCACTGCAATCAAATCGGCAGACCGTCAAGAGCATGAAGCTACTGTCGTGAAAGTTCAGGTTCAAAGTGAGCATGAAGCTCAAAGCCTTTATACAGCTGCTAAGGGGGATCGTTAATGAACATGATGTTTAAACCTGAGCTAATCGCCCCCTCTTTTGTAGGCTTCAAGGTTGTTGGTGTTGAAACCAACAAGAATGTGGTGATGTTTGTTCTCGAAAATGGCTGCGTTGAAGTTGAGTGCGAAATGGTTGCTAAAGAGCTAACAGAAACTGGCTATGTCGAAGACTATCTCCGCCCTGAGTACGGTCATGATGTCGAATATACACGCCTTGAAGTTGAGTTAAACGACCCTGTAATTGTGGTGAAAAAAGGCTACACAGACCTTGTAGACGGTCAAAAGTTAAGACTTACAGAAGAACAAGTGTGCGAGCTAAATACACAGCTCGAATATCTCGCAAATGATCAATTTCAGGAAATGCAAGCAGCTTAACGGCTGCTTTGGAGAAAAGTATGAATATGCCAGTACAACACACAACCAAGACTTTCTTTGATCGTCCAGTGGTTCAGGAAAAACTAAAAGAGCTTGTTGGTAAAAATGCCCCTGCTTTTGCTACTTCTGTTTTGCAAATTGTGAATAGCAACTCAATGCTTGTGAACGCAGACCCACAAACAATTTTTAGTGCTGCTTGCATGGCAGCAACTTTAAATCTACCAATCAATAACAGCTTAGGTTTTGCCTATATTGTGCCTTTCAAGAACAACAAGGCAAACAAAATTGAAGCGCAGTTTCAACTTGGCTACAAGGGATACATTCAGTTAGCACAACGAAGCGGTCAATTTAAGCGTATTGCTGCAACCGCAGTATATGAAGGTCAATTGCTTGAAGCAGACCCATTGTTTGGCTACAAGTTCGACTGGAAAGTCGAAAAGAAAGGTCAGCCGATTGGTTATGTTGCTTTCTTTGAATTAATCAACGGCTTTACTGCTGAACTCTATATGACAGCTCAAGAAGTACAGCAACATGCCAACAAATACAGCCAAACAGCCAAAAAAGGCTATGGCGTATGGAAAGATCAATTTGAAGCAATGGCACTTAAAACTGTTCTTAAATTGCTGTTATCAAAGCAAGCACCGCTTTCGATTGAAATGCAAAAAGCGCAGATCGCTGATCAAATGGTGATTCATGATGCGGATACCCTGACTGGTGATTACATTGATCATGATGAATCTATTGCAGACATTGAAGCACCAAAACCAACGCTGTCAGACGATGAGTTTAATGCAGCACTTGAACAGTTGAATGCTAACGCGATTGACAAGGATTACATCTTGAATGGCTATGCCTTGACAGATGCACAGCGTATTGCGGTGGAGGCTCAGTGATGAAACTATTTCGTTGCTCTAGCCTTTCAAAATTCATGGGTGATGCTAAAAGTATCGCTCCTGAACTGAGAAATCCTGAAATTGAAACGCTCATCAAAAAGCGTAAACGCACTGATGAAGAACAAATCATTATCAGTGATTTACTGGCTCAATCTCTATCTAGTACAGCAAAGTCTGAGATTCGTAAAATAGTCAAAGAGGACTTAACTGCTACCCGAAAATTCAAAGGCAATCAGTACACGCAAAAGGGTTTATTTCTTGAAGAAATGGCAATTGAGCTGTCAGGAAAGATGCGTTTTCGCAACTACCAAAAACACGTTGGTCGAGTTGAAAACAGCCTGATTACTGGCGAGTGTGATGTGCTTGATCTTGAGCGAAAGCTGATCATAGACACTAAATGCACATGGGACATTGACACTCACCCTTGGTTTAAAGATGAAGCCTTGGAAAAATGCATTGATGCAGGCTATGACTGGCAGATGCAAGGCTATATGTGGCTTTACGGCTGTGAAGCTGCCGAGGTTGATTTTTGGCTAATCCCTTGCCCTGCTGAGCTTTTGAAAGACTGGGACGACATTGATTACTTGGTTCATTCAATTGAAGCCATCGACATTCGAGAGCGTAAAACCACAGTTCGTTTTGAGCGTAATGAATCAATGATTGAGCAAATCAAAGCAAAGATTCCAGCATGTCAGGCGTATTACGACAAGTTGTTCAGTGAGCGAAAAACTGTTTCACGAATGGCATTGGCAGCATAACCACCACCCACCGACAAGGATGTCTTGCTTGGGAACTGGAGAACTTATGAATATTAAAAATTTAGATGTTATCAATCAAATAACACGAATCCCGAATGATGTGTGCCCTGCATTCATGGAATGGTGTTTACGCGGTGGTCATGAAATCAAGGTCAAGAAAGACGGCGTGATTATTCGTAAGGGTAAAAGTAGTGGAATGATTATATGTCACGGAAAAGTTGAGCCGAACTACTTGATGACTGAGTACGTTATTAGCCGTTTTGAGTTATTCAGTCGTCAATGGATTAAGCATGGTCGAGCGTTCTTTGAAGAATTGGACAAATCCATGTTGAAAAAATGCGATGGCATTTATAAGCAGGCAGAAATTGAAAAAATGAGGATTGCGGCGTGAACACAGAAGATAAAGCACACGAATATGCAAAGATTTTGCTTAATCACATAATGTCAAACTATGGCCGTTTGTCAGTAGAAGATGCTTTTAACATCGCTAAATCAGCTTATATGCTTGCTGATGCAATGCTTGAAGTGCAGGGTAGAAAACCTGTTGAACGCCCTGCTGTGCTTGAGGAATGGCAGCCTAATTGGAGTTTGGCGCCTGAATCTGCTCAATGGTGGGCTATGGCAGAAGATCGAAGCTCACTTTGGTTTAATGACGAACCAAGAATGATGGATGATTATTTTAAGACCACTTACTGCGGTTTTGGTGAGATGCCATTCAGGGAAGCGCCAAATTTTAACTATAAAGGTGACTGGCGCAATTCACTCCGTAAACGTCCAGAGGGGGTTTGAGCATGGATATTCAGAAACAACGTGAAGCGTTTGAAAGTTATGCGCAAAAGTTTTTTAAAACAGACAAGGCTTTTGAAAAAAAAGGTAATCAGTACATTTATGACGAAGTTGTAATGATGTGGGATTGTTGGATTACTAAGCAACTTGAAATTGATGAGTTAAAGGCGAAGCTCGCAAAACTGGACCGAGATGCTGATCAACTGCTTACTGAACGTGACGAAATGCAAGAATTTGCAGAGAAGCTAAAAGATCGTTTGCAGGAAGTATTTAATCAAGATTTTGGCGACCATTCAAATGCAAACTGCCCTTTCACTAATGCACTTGAATATAACGATTCAAGTTTTGTTTTGGTTCCGAAAGAGAAATTATCAGTATTTTGGCAAGATGATGATGAGCCTGAAAATATTGTTTCAGATGAATCTAATTTTAATTCACTTGGCGACTGTATTGAGCTTGGTGATGTCATGACCATTAAAAAACATACTCAGTCCAATATTGAAACTGAAACACTGTATGGGACTTGGGAATATGAAAAAGTTGCTGGAGCATTGTTGAAATCTAATTTCTTTGTTGGAAGTTATAAAGGATGCTTGGCAATTGTTGAAGCAGCACAGGGAGAAGGTCATGAGTGAAGTTAAAGTAATCTTTCAATTACCTGAGCTACAGCCACATCAAGAGTGGGCATGTGAGCAAGGTTGCACTGTTCATAAGCCAAAACTTCATAAGAATGTTTATGCTCAATCATGGGATTTGGATGGAAAACTAATCCGTGAGCTTTCTGAAAAATACTGGACTTGTCAGCGTGGTCATTTACTTATGGTTTGGGATAACAATATTAATGACTATGTAGAACTTGATGTAAAGCATTATGAGGAGCAACCCAATGAAAGCGAATGAGTTTGTTAAAAATTTTGGGTGGGATGAGGCTAGAATTTTTACAAATAGCTATGCTGGAGATATAGATACAGCTTTCAAGTTTTTAAAAGTTAAAGATAAATCTATTCAGATGAATGATGGTTCTATTGAATATGATTTTCACATTGATGACCTAAAACGCTTGGTCGAGTCTTGGGGCTTGGTTGAGAAGTTTGGTGGCCTAGAAAACGCAAAAGATATGGTAGCTCATCCTATTTGTTTTGGCGATGCTAATTTTGAAATTGAAGATAGGTTAAATAAAGCCATTGCAGATGTGGAGAGCTGCTCATGACTGACTTCTGCGTAATTTGCCAAGGTTTTACCATTAAATTAGATGGTGGGTATTGTAAGAATTGTGGGTTTAAGTGAGGTGGGTATGCGAACAGATGCAGAACATGAATTGCTTCAAGCGATTTTCAATGAAATGCAGCAAATGAAGCGGTATCTTGCAAAACAGGACAATAGACGTGTGAGCATCAAAGAATTTGCTTCACGTATGAATATGAGCATCCCCACCCTTTATGATCGGATTAATAAGGGTGAGATTGATCAACCAATCAAAGATGGGCCACGAAGTTACTATTTAAATAGTTATGTGAATGATGTTGTCACAAGAAGCCCAAAAACTGATAAAGTAGCCGCTTAA